GAGCCATTTATACAAACCTTATAGTATTAAAATTCATTTACTAGTTATTTATAATTACTCTTCTTCCTGTTCTTCAGCATCAACTTCTGTTTCTACCTCAGTTTCTGCTTCTAATTCTGCATCAACTTCAGTTTGAGTAGGTCCATTGTCAGTGTTAAAAACACCAGATGCCACAGCGGGACGATATTCATCAACTCTCTGAGATGACTTTGCGTATAAAAGATCTTTTATTTGATCGCTGACTTGCGAAGCCGAATCATCCGCAGCAATCATATCCATAAGTTCATCCATAGTATTAGTGTCAAATGAGTAACTATAATCTATTTAGACACTATTTATTATGACTGAAAATTATACTCAAGTATAATCTTATATAATGCTTCTTTCATAGCAACCATTTTCTCCTTTTCACCTCTAACATCCATTATATTTTTGGGATACATTTTCTCAACATAATATGAAACAGCTGTATGTAATAAACGAATGTGCCTTACATCCCAATCTACTTTTAAATATGGTCTCCCAGCCTCATCTCTTTGAGGCTGATCGTTATCCATTATATTTCTCCACCTTTAGGTTTAACTGTATTTGTATCCATAGTTGTAGCTTTACTATCTACATTCATAGATCTAAGTGCAGCATCTGGTTCACCACCAGCACCATTTGCACCAAGTTCTCCTTCAACTGGCATTGGTCTCATTCCACCAGATCCTTCTGGATCCATCATCATTTCTGAAGGATCAACAATAATACCATCTTTAATTTCTTGTTCTATTCTTTCATCTTGTTCAATTATTTCCTCATCTGTTTGACGAATAATCTTACGACGAACATAATCTTGTGAATAGTACTTACCAACATAAGGTTCTACAGTAGCAAGTAATGCCATTCTTTCATTCATCAATTCTGCTTCTTTTAATTCTGCAAAATGATTATCATATAAGAAGTCATATTGTATATGCTCACTCATTACTTCCCAATCTTCTGGTGTAATTACATTAGTTAGAAGTAACTGAGTCTTAAGCATGTCAGTAAACATATTTGAGAACCTCTTTCTCAAACGTCCGACAAACTTACTAAATTTAACTTCGTCTCTTAATATCTCAGAGGATCTTCCCAGATTGAATCCTCCTTCTCCATCCATTCTTGATGGGGGTACATTGAGCGACCTATATAATTTCTTTTTGAAGTACTCAATATCCGTGATTTCACCAAGGTTTTGACCTCCTGGTAAAGTAGAAATTTCAGTTCCACGACCTCCTTCCCTTCTAGGGAGCCAGAAATCTTCAAGCATTGCCATGTACTTCTTGTCATCACGGATCTCTCCTGTATCGGCGTTGTATACAAGTTTATTCCGATATCTCATCATCACATCTCTGAGATATTGCTCTGCCTTCATCTTCGGTAAGTTTCCTACATCAATGTAGAAAATCCTGCGCTCTGGAGCACGGGATAGTCTATATATAACCAAACTATCCTCAATCATCCTTAATTGGTTGAGAGATTTGATTGCTTTATGTAGATATGAGAGAGTAATTCCTTTATTTCTATCAACCAGTCCTGAAGTTACATATGTGATGGAATCCTTCGCCATTTTAATTCCTTTATCACCATTCATTGATCCTGGACTTCCAACTGGATAGTTCATCTTAGGATTGTATATGAAATATTCTTCCAATTTCGGAAACTCATATTCCATAGGATTATCTTGTGTCATATTTGTGACACGATACTTATCATCTTTATTCTTCTTTTGCTGCCTAACATAACGCATTTTCATTGCGTCAATATATCTTATCTCCTGTAAACCTGCTTGAGGATTTTTTAAATCTATAATTTTATGGTAAAACAATCTACCATCAACATACCAATTCCTATAGATCTCATGTGCTTTTTTATCAAAATCCATCAAATCTTTAATGAATTTAAAAGCATCTCTAACTTTCTTCTTTATACCATCACTTGCATTAAGGTTATCTAAATTAATATCTACAGGACTATCATTAGTATCTGAAACAAGTGCTTCACTTATAATATCTTCTATAGCACTATCACATTCTGGGTGAAGTGCCATTTCTCTATATCTTCTTACTAATTCAAATTCAGTTCTATATACACCTTCAATATCAACATAAGAACCAAAAAAACCACTACTCAAATAATGATCATTCCCGTCCTCGTTATTCGGAGGAACGGGAGAGACCGCACTTGGGGGTAGTGATTTTTCGTCGGTGTCCTCTATCGAGAACCCAAAGAGTTTTGCCATGATTTATTAAACTTTCTTACTATTTAGTTAAGATCGTCAGGTCAATTAATCAGCAAAATTAATAGATTGAACTGCAAACTCAACAGTGAACTCTTCTATAGTATCACCTGTATCGTAAGATAAGTCAATAGCTGACACATTTGTTGGAAATATATCAACAAATTCATACTCTTTTAACGCTACATTATTTGCACCGCCAGAGTTTTGACTGCTCTTTTCAGATCCTCTACCAAGTTGAATGACTTTTGCGTTAGTCATATAAGCAGATGGATCTGTTGTACCCATATTATCATTTAAATTGGCAATTTGCTGTGTCCAATTTTCAAATGCAGTTCTAAATCTGAAATCTTCATCGTTAATTACAGTTACAGTCCAAGTATCAATTGTCCTGTCACCTGCAACTTTAAAAATACGACCTCTAAATGGGATGTCAATAGAAGCAATGTTTTGAGCAGGTAGATTTGCTGCTTTACACATGAAACTAAAGATTTCTGCGTCCCAATTAGCTACTACATTGGTAGGTAGAGTGGTGAATTCAACTTCAAATAAATTAGGTCTCGCACCACCACCTATCAGTTTAGATTTGAATTGCGAAATATTCCTATTAGGTTTTGGTTCTAATGCCATTGGTTAATTCCTCCTGGTTTATTTAGAGTTAGAACTTAAACTCTACCTGCGACTTCCTCGAAGCTAACACCAGTACGTGTAGCAACGAAAGTCAAGGTAATGTAATTGATAGACTTTGCAGGCTTCAGGAAGATGTCTGCTCGGAACTCATTATTATCAATAACATCAGGTGTGTTATTTGTTGTGTCACAAATAACGAGGAATCCATATAATCCTCTCTTAGCCTGTATGTCACGTAGATAAGGTTCCACAATATTGCGGAAGTTTGCTCTTGTTAACTCATCATTGAGTTCAAATAGTTGAGCTTGTGCTGCTTTCTCAAGTGCTTGCTCGATTGTAAGGAACAAACGACGAACGTTAATTCTGTCAAATGCTGATGCATATCCAAGTGCAGTCTTATCACCGAAGAGAAGTGTTCCAATACCAGGTGTGGTAATGAAAGAGTTAATTCTCTGTGGATAAAGTCTGTCTCTCTGAGATTTACTTGGGTTATATGCAAGTTTAACTGCATTGTTTATAACACCTCTTTGCTGTCCAGCAGGTGAGAACCAAGGATAAGCAGTAAGATTTGTCCGACACATTAGACCAGCAACGTCTCCATTACATGGAATGTAACGGAACTCATTGTTAAATCTGTCAAACATATACTTATAACCACTATCAAATACACCATAAGAAGATGATTGAAGTGGACTGAAGAAGTTAATTACATTCTCAGTCTGAGTCTCAGTGTTAGTAATGTTAACAACGTTTGCCCTATGTGGACTAATTGTTGCCATGCAGTCCTTTCTATCTCCAGCAATTGAAAGCAATTGGTTTGCTTTTGCTTGAGAATCAGACTCAACATCACATCCTGGTCCCATGATGAGATAATCAACCTGAACTTCATCCTTATTGGAGAATAATCTATATGAAGTCATTAGATCAGCTAATGTTGCCTTCATTCCACCTTTTACTTCTCCAGATGGAATTGAACCATAATCCTGTCCATATAGAAGTTTGTAACTTACATTACCCAATGCTGAGTAAGTAACACCTTGTGCATCTACACCCCATAATCCATCTCCAGTTGTAACAGGAGTGAATACTGTTGAGAATCCAGTTGCTAATGGTGCAGTTCCAAAGTAAGAATCAGCACCTTCTGATGGGTTCTTACCAGCATAAAGATTATCTGAGTAAAGTGCCAGATGATCCTTATAGTATGATTTCTGTGGTGGATTTACTGCGGAAACTGCATCCTTTGCTTTTGAAAGGTTGAGATGCTTTTCAAGAATGTTTCCTTTGATTCCAGTAAGTCTACCTTCATCATCAACTAAAACAACGTGTAATCCGTCATTCTTACCATTTCTTTCTTTAACAAAATTGCTGCTTATTGGTTTAGGAGCTAATGTCTTCCAATAAGTAGTGCTATTGTCAAGACCTAATGTTTGCTCGTCATACCAGTCAATAGCAGATCTAATTACAGGATCAGCAGTATGACCTGTCTTAATACCTGAATTGTTAATAAATTGAACTCCAGATGTCTTACTAAATGCTGCTATACTATTTCCTTCAGCATATTCAATTGGATAGTAAGATGTAACACCAGCTATTGCAGAAACTCTTGATGTAATCTTAACATCAATAGTTGACATTGTGTTACCAGTTCCTGTTGCTGTAGAAACACCAGTAATAATACCCTTAAGATATCCAGTGAATCCACCAGTGGTTCCGATACCTGGTATAATTGCTCCGTCTATATTGGCAGTAATACCAAAACCAACACGAGCACCTGCTAGATAGAGGTTACCAGTTGAAACACCAATTATTTGGTCTGCTGCATCATCGATCTGACAAACTCTAAGACCATTTCCCCAAGTTCCTGGGTTCTTTGCGGAGTAAGTAAATGTTGCATCACTTTGATGATTGTTTAGATAATCATCGTAGTTGTAAATTTGAAGAGTTGTTGTTGATGCTATACCAACACCTGCATTAGCATTATTCAGGTTATCACCTGCTGTTCTAACAACTTTAAGAACACCACCATATGAAAGGAATGATGATGCAGTCATCCAGTATTGATACTGTGCATCTGTTCCTATGGGTGAACCAAAAGTGTTGGTTAATTGTTCTTCTGTGCTAATTTCGATGATATCATCGACAGGTCCAATTTCAAACGGTCCTGCAATAGCACCGATATTGTCTAATACATTATCAGCTCTTCCTACTGTTAAATCAACCTCCCTTACCAGTACTCCAGGAGATAATTGAGGAGTGGCCATGTTTTTCTCCGTAGTCTCAGTTTATCTGAAAATATTTATTCAAAGGGGTATTTTCAGTGGGGAAACAATGCATGAACTACCAATCAGGATATAACCAATCACCAAATGCTTTCTTTTTTCTACTCTCTACTATTCTTCTAACTGTACAAATCTTACATTCATATGAATATGATGATGCAACTGCCCCTCTATTCTTTCTAGTTCTATAGAATCCATCTATTAAATTTTTCTTTTCTCCACATACCCTACACTTCCTATCAACAAGCAATAAATGCCCAAGTTTTAATTGCTTGTCATCAAATTCCATTTAACGATAATTCCACATATAATCCATCCCACCACCCTTATCACCATATTCATCTGTAAACCATCTGTCACCATCATTATCTACAAAACTTTCATTATCCATACCATCATCCATAAAACCAAATGGAGCCATATCCTGTTCTATCTGATTCTTCTGTTCTTCATATAACCTTTTTCTTACATCTTGATCAGTAAGTTCTTTAAAGTAATCATTCTGAACCAACCATGCATATATGACTAAACACATAGCAAGGTCATCGTTACATCCTTCTTCTGCCTCAAATGAATTATGTTTTTGTATAAATGTCGTTAATTCAGATATAATCTCATAATCCTTAAAAACTATTTTATCAGATTCAATAAGTGCTTTTAAATTAAGAGAACCAACCTTCTTAACAGTCTTGGACATCTTAACCCCAAGTTGTGTCTTCTTACCAGAGAATCCTTGACCTACAACTTGACCTGCTCTACCTCTCATAGAACACATTAATAGGTTTTCATATTCAAGATCAAAGTTTAGAATAGATGCTACCTGATCACCAATATCATTTACCTCACACATTATGTAAGCATTATTGTATTTTTTTGCTACTTCCCAAATTAAATTAGGAAATATCATGGGTTTAATTTCATTATTTCTATACTTACCAACAATTCTATGAGGAAACTCGGTAATATCCACTAAAATGTAAGCAGAGTAATCTTCACTCACTCCTCGTGCTACGTCAACAGTCATTAGATAATCATGACCTTTTACAGGATCTTCATAGATATCCAATCCAGCACTTCTTGTAATAGGATTTTCGTAGACAAGAGTTCTAAGTTTGGATGGACTAATAAGAGTATCAACAGATCCTAAGAACTCACATTCAAACTCAATCTTAAACTGTTGCTCAGATGTATTTGCAATAGTTTGTCTTCTCCATTCAGAATCTCTACCAGGAACTTGTGACCAATGAACATCAGTAGGAACATATTCATTTTTACCTCTCTCTGCATCGTGCCAATACCTATAAAAATGATTCATCCCGTGAGGGGTTGAAACCATTATGACTTTGGTTGTTTTACCAGAAGTAATAGTAGGATAAACAGAACTAAAGAATGCCTCGGCAATATGATTAGGAACAAAAGCAAACTCATC